ATCCGGAACCAGCCCGGACTTTGCGGTTTACCCGCCAACCGGGGTTAATGACTGGAATTGCGGCGGCTGGGACTCCGCCGGACCATTCTGTGGCAACGGAAACAACAATGTTGCAGACTTTGTTAGCGCATCCGTGGGAAGGCTTTTTCTTAGTCGAACAAGCGGGTTCTCGGCAATCCCCAGAACAACAATTTACCTTAGCAGGCAAATTGCCTTTCAGCATGGATATGACTACATAGCCATTCCGGATTCGCGGCAAAATCTTAACAAGGGAACCGGTGAAGTTCCGTATTTTGCCCCAAATTGCAATTATGAGCACCAACTAACATCGTCCGATTATCACTGGTGGACAAACCACCCGGCGGGCCTGCAGTGGGTTTCGACCAACTGGCCGGCGCCCAAGGGCGGCGGATCAGGCAATTGGACGCAATCCGAATGGGATTACATGAGTTACCAACACATTATTCTTCCATATACCCAGCTCCCTACCCCGCAAACGTCAGGAGGATATTTTGCAAGCACAATCCCGTGGCTAGCCAGAAATTACACTCTACCTCCAGATGATTATTATCCGCACTCAGGGTCCTTTATTACAAGCGGTATTGCAAATGATCTCAGCTCTTACACAATGGATTTTCAGGTCTTAACAAGTCCCGAGTTTCCATATAAGAACGGATACCTAGGCGACTACTTTAACTTTGCCGGCAGCCCGACAACATTAACCCACGGAACACAGTTTACCGGAGAAGCTGGGCTGGGCAGCGAATTCTTCAGCCTAGATCAAGAGGTTCCGGTTTACAATATTCTGGTATAACCCAGTGGGAAATTTCGAAAAAAAGTTTAGCGGGGCCGTAAATGCTCAGGACATCGAGGGCCTTGGCGTAAGCCCGGCCAAGGGGTACGGCCATGTTCTTGGAACTGACGCAAGATTCTTTGGCGGCGGGATCATCAAACTCCCGAGGTTTTCCAACAACCACCCTTTCAAGGTATACGTGCGAAAGACTCAATCTGGCGGGTATGAGTATAAGATCAGGAAGGGATTTATTGATGGCAAGGAAGTCACCGGAACCGGGGAGAATCGATGGCAAAGACTTCAAGGAGCAAATTACTGCGTAATTGTTGAGGCCACCATAAGAGAACTGAACATTGCCGAAGCAAAGGCTAAAACAGAAGTAGTTTCACAGGGCAATGATCAAAACTGGAGAATCACCATGGCCGGTGGGAAGCAGACCAAGGGGAAAATAATCATAGCAACATTTGAGATGGAAAATAACACAATTGTCACAAACCAGAGCGTCAGAACAAACCTGATGGCTCCATTAATTTGCTATGAGGGCTATGCCGCCAAGCTGATAAAGCCGGAAAGCGATTAAAATGCCCGGCGGTTATTACTGGGACCCCGGATGTGTGCTTACTATCCTTCCAGAGGAAAAGCCCGGAGGGATGGATCAGAAGTATTGGGAGGCCAGAAAAAAAGTAAAGATCAAGAGGGACAAGCTCTTTAAGTGGATGAACGGCCTTTGGGCGGGCAGGCGCACAATGTCGGGCTTCTACAGGAGAAAGACCCCGTGCGACGAGCCAAAGGATTGTCCATGTAAACCGCCTTGGCCGTGCGCGGACGGAATATGCGACTGCGGGGAGTGCAATGGATGTATCTGCTGCCAAAGATCCGAGGAGACAACCCAATCAAATATCCAGCATCTCTTCGATCAGGCAGGACCCTATTTCGATCCCAGCGGCGGGGCCAGCAGGGAAAACAAGTGCCCCAAACTCAAGGATCCATATTTCCCCGAGGGGAATGCCGGTTATCCCGGAACATACATAGAGGGAAAATGCAATGGCTTCAACCGATGGCCAATTGTATACGGAAGAATACCGGATTCGGATTTAATCAAAACATTTTATAACGCGTGTCGTGATAACCACTCCACCGCTTGGCACGAGACGACGTATCAAAGAAGAAATATTGGTCCTGTGGAGCGGTATTGCGATGACGAAGCCCCAGACACGGACTGGATTCAGTATAATGACAACACGACAGACAGGGTTTTGCAGGCGTCCACATGCGGAAGCATAGATTGCGGTTCCGGCCGAGCATCAATACGATGCTATTATGGAAATTGCAGGGTTAGATTTTTTTCCGTCACAAGTATCCATATACCCAAGACGGGACACTGGTATGACCCAGAAAAAGACGATGTTTATCCAGATATCGTCTTTTCAAGCACATACCCAACCGTTGGGTGGCAAACCCAATATATGACTCAGGGTAGTGGGGAGGGAGCATATCAAAAACACTCAACAAAGGTTACCATTACGGTGGACGGTGTCACAATCCCATCCGGAAGCAGCTGGGGCAGGCCTTACTACGCAGGCGCTCTCGCCGTAACAGACACTTGGACCCTAAAGGAAAGAGACAAATAGGATACGCGTCGCAAGCTCATAATGTTTTTGCGAGCTACGCCATGTAGCCCAAAAGAATATGCATGAGCGAAAACACTCCGGCGCAAGCCGAGACAAACACTCAGACGGGCGTTTCTAACGAAACGCAGAACAAGACTGTGGATGTGGCGGCGCTTGATGAGCGCGCCTATCACGAGTTAATCCAGACCTTGGATCCCAAGGCCATCGAAGCCAAACAGGCAGAACCGGTTGCAAAGGAAACTTCGCAACCCGAAACCCCTGCCGAACAGCCTGCTGAAGCGGCGGAAGCCCCAGAGCCGGCAAAAGCTGAAGAGGCCGAAAAGACCGAGGAAAAGGAGCAGGAGGAACCCAAGGCCGAGGAAATCGCCGAAACTGATCCGGAGGGTCTCCCGGAGAGGATCCGCATCGGAAGCTGGTCAGAGGTTGAGCGAAAGGCCCTGCAAATCAGGGCCCGGAACCCAGACCTCTCTCTAGAACAGGCGATGGAAATGGCCAAAGGCAAGGATCAGGCAGAGCCGGCACAGCAATTGCCGAACCTGACTGAGCTGGAAAACGAGCTTGATGCCAAGTCCGCAAAAAGGGCTGAGGCCATCAGAACCCTTGAGTTCGACAAGGCCGCCGACCTTGAGCTCGAAATCAGCAAACTGCAAAAGGAGCTTCGCAAAGCCGAAAAGCTTGCGGAGCGACAGGAGGAGGCCGAAAGGGTCACACGTCAGGAAACCCTGAATTCCGCCAAGCAAAAGGCGGTGGAATTCTACCCCGACACGGCCAGAAAGGACTCCGCCCTGACAAAGAAGATGTTCGAAATCTTCGATGTCTTGCAGGACACCCGAAACCCCCTCATCAGCGATCCCCAAATGCCGTTCAGGCTGGCCCAGATGGCCGCCAACGAACTTGGAATCGCCCCGAGGAACCCGAAGGCCCCCAAGGCCTCCCCTGCCCCGGCTCCAGCCAAGGTTGCCGCGCCCTCACCAAGCGCCGCCCGACGCAGTCCCACCATTCAACCCGCAAGCGGTAACGCTCGCACCAACACACCCCAACAACTAACCGCCTCTGATGTTTTGTCCAAGATTGAGGACGTGGACCAATTCCGCGAACTCATGGCCAAGCTCTGAGGCTAAATTGAAAGGAGGCGATACATGAGCGTTGCTCTAAATATCCCTACCAACAATTCGACGACTGACTTTACCAGTCAAGCGTCCTCGTTTCTTCCCGAGCTCTGGAAGAAAGGGGTACAACTCTCCGAAGCCGCTGAGAACTTCTTCAACCAGTTCGAAGGGCCGACTGAGGGCTACCCTGTTATGTCCATCCGCGACCTGAGTCGCGGCGCTGGATCCAAGATCACGTTCCGCACGATGGCCCAACTCTACGGAGAGGGCGTCACCGGCGACACGCTGGTCAACGACAACACGGAAGATTTCCGCGTTGGCGCGTACAACCTGACCGTTGACTTCCTTCGGCATGCGGTTTCTTACAACCGCCGGCTTGAGGAAAAGACGGCTCTGGCCTCCGAGCTCAAGTCCAACGTCCCCGTGATGCTGGGCAACTGGCTTGGCCGCATCAAGACCGAGAAGCTGATGAAAATGTTCCTGCACAAAGGCGGGAGCAAGAATTACATCTACGCAAACAACAAATCGAGCGTTAGCGCCCTGCGTTCCGCCGACGTTGTCAGCTATGATGGCATCATCGCCGCCGGTCAACAGCTTCGCACTCGCGGAGCCCGTCCGGCCACGGTCGCCACGATCAACAAGAACAAAATTAACCGCTACGTGGTGGTCTCCACCGGTGAAGGCTTGCTCTCGCTCAAAAGCGAGCCCCAGTACCT